GATTATTCTTCGTCTGACGACGATCTTACTTTTGGAGATTTCGCTAGTCCTGATCCTTCCTCGGAGAAGAACCAGAGCGTTTTGTTGACGCTCCCCGAAGTTAGTGTCCCTCAAGAGTTGCTTAGCATTTCGATGTCTACCCTGCTCTCAGGCGCATGCATTGGCGCTACCACCGCCACTGCTTGGGCCTTTTCCGCCTTCATGATAAATTTAGGCAGGGATTGGGAGAACACATTTTGCGTCGCAGGTCCAGGTTCAGTTTTCACCTATTTGAAGAAAATTTTCTACCGGTTTGTCACTTGTGCTATAACGTCCGTCTCCGCCGGGCTAGCCGCTTTCGCCATATACAAATTGGCCTCGCATTCAACACAATCAGGAACTTCTCGCACCGCAAAGACCGGCCAGAAAGTGGTCACTTTTGAGCAGTCAGGAATTCCTGAAGGCATGCAGAACATGTTTGACCAAGCCACCGGCTCAATTCGAGTGCAATGTACCAACAAGCTAACGAATTGTCTCTTTGTCGGAGGCCATTACATTCTCTTGCCCTATCATTTGCTCACTGACCACCAAGGGCGTTTGATAGAAGAAGGAAGAGTGCTTGAGCTGAAGAAAGTGACGTGGCAAGACAATGTCAAGCCGTTCCCGTTTTACAGCAAGAATCTCATCATGCTAGCCGGAAATGTCGATGCAGTCATGACCGCTGCAGGTGGCCACGTCGGAACATCTCTCCGTGAAGACGTGTGTCTCTATCAATTGCCTGCGTCTGTTTTCTCAGCAGAGAAGAACATCATCAAACATTTTTGGAATGGAGATTATTCTCTTACCAACATGCCAGTACGCAAAATTGATTATCTCCCTTACACATCTGAGGGATTGCACAAAGGCCAGCTCATCTACAACGATGGCAAAGTTTTGAGAGACTGCATTCAGACCATCCGCTATGAAGGACATGACAAGCGCGTCCACGTTCTAGCTGAGGCAGATTATGCAAATCGCGATTCGTCGTGCGGTAGCATGATTCTTCGCTCTGATATTCAGGAGCGCCCTATTTTGGGTATTCACACTGCCACTCGTTTTGGTAAGAGCTATTTTCACTTTGTCACCCGATCATCTCTAGAGAAGGCGATAGAAGGCAAAATAGTTCTTGACGTTGAAACCGGGTATACTTTATCTCATCCCGAAGCTTCCGTCCTTGACATACTGCCTGTCAACAGTGTCATTACTCCTGTGGGGCACATAGACAAACCCCTTTTTCAGCCTACCAAGACTGATTTGCGTCCTTCATTGCTGAACGGACTTATGGGGCCAGTCACCACCGCTCCTGCTCCCCTGTCACACAAAGACCCTCGAATTGACGACCAGTTCAAGTCACATTCCTCTTTCTGGAGGCAAATGTTCAAAGGTTACAGTCGGCCGGCCGAGCCATCCTTTTCCATTGAAGAAGTAGAGCACGCTACGAACTCACTCATGGATGACTTTGACGTCATCAAAGCCAAGAGCGTCGTTCCAACTAAGCTTCTTGATTTGAATGAGTGCATTAATGGACTTTCCTACATACCCGACAACACTCGTATGCCCATGAATACTTCATGTGGTTATCCGTACGTTCAGGAAGGTTTAAAGAAGACCGACCTTTTTGAAGACGTTAATGGAGTTTTAGTCCCTAGTGCTCGCATCGTCAAAGACTTTGACCATGCAGTGGCTTGCTTGAAGAATGGCACTGTTCCTTACTTGCCATACATCCTTTCCCTCAAAGATGAGAGACTTAATCTCTCTAAAATCAAGGAACCGCGCACGCGTATCTTTACGTGTGGCTCCGTGATTGGTTATCTCATCTGTCGTCGCTACTTCTATTCTGCTCTTATGCAGTACTACCACGCCGATATCCATGATTCTTTTTGCTTTCCAGCATTAGATCGCTCGTCTTTCGACTGGCATTATCTATGCAAAAAGATGACAGAAGTCGGTTTTTCCGGATTTGATTTTGATTTTCGCTTTTGGGACCGCTCCTTGAGACATCTAATTCTTTATTATGCCGCGAAGTTCTTACTTCACAGGCAGATTATGGAAGCCAAGGAACATGCCGCAGTGCTCGAAATGGTGAGTTCCCCCGTTATGATCTGGGGTATGATAGTCTTCCTCGGAAGCATTTTGCCTTCAGGCATCCTCATCACATTTCTCTTGAATTGTGTGGCCAACGAACTCATGCACAGAATGGCTTGGGTGGCGATTCTTCGCTACGTGAGACCAATTCTTAGTGAAATACGTTTTTACAAAATGTATACTAGGCCGAGTCGAGGAGGCGACGATACCTTCACAACCGTTGATGAACGAATGCTCGAGTTTTACAATGGCAGGACCGTAGGAGAATACCTAAGGTCTCGTGGCATGCAAGTCACTTCAGCCACGAAATCCGAAATTATTCCCGAATTTTCTGATTTCTGCGATCTCAGTTTCTTGAAGAACACAACGCGTTACGAACATGGCGTGTTTCTTCCTATTACTGATTTGCAATCCCTATATGAGTCAACCTACTGGGTGCGATTGTCAACGCAAAATAATGACATAGTCAAAGCTACGCAAGACAACGCGATTTGTGCTATGAGACCTCTTTTCTTCCACGGAGAAGAGATTTTCAACGAGTTTCGTAACAAAGCTTTGAGTAAAGTCCCCCAACTTGTCCTTCCCACTTATTATGAATTGTCCTTTATCTGGAATCAGTACCATCAGTTTCCAGGTTCACACACTGATTTCGCTTCTCGCGAAATTCAAGAAGACCCATTTACCCGAGCCAGCAAACTTTTACCTATTGCGGCAGATGGTGGGTCAAATTTCACCATGTATAGAAACATACAAACCATCGATACCCACACACAATCCGGCCTTAGCATGACAGCACTGGACAAAGAACAACTAGGTTCAGCTGCCATCCAATCGGCCCCAACGCAGAATGAAGATATTTCTGCCATCTCTGACGAGATCATTGATAACCAGGCGTCTGGTATTACCTCCAAAACATCAAAGGAGATTACCGGAACATCCATCCAAGATGCTCCAGGTACTAAAGCCAAACCAGTGAAAACTGGTGATCAAGTAGTACAGTCGAAGAATCATCGTGCAGAAGTTTATCTCAATGATATAAATTGGGATTTGGAGCGCTTGTTGTCCAAGTTTACGCTTGTACGCACCGTTCCCTGGACTACTGCCGACACAGAAGATACTATGCTAGTATCAATGGAGACACCACTTGATTTCTTAGTTACGCCCGCCCAAAAGAAGCCGTTCGATTTGACGAAGTTTTGGAAAGGCACTGTCCTCGTCAAAGTTGTTGTCAAGGCTTCCCCCTTTTACGCTGGTAGCATTGCTATCGGCTTTTCCCCCATTCAAACTCCTCCTAAC